TGGATTCCATAATTCAACTTCATAATCATCTTCTAACATACGAAAATGCCAGAATTCTCTATCTGTACAAAGCATATCACGGAAGGCCCTTTCTTCAAGCTCTTGCATTTTAAATCTTTCTTCATCTACATTTAACTGATGAGAAGCCCATTCTTCAACCATACTTCTATAATCCTTACTAAAGAAATCTTCAATTTCAGGAAGTGTCTTAAGATTCTCTGGAGATAGTTGTTGTTGTGTTTCTTCTGATTCCATATCTGCCCCCATTTCAAGCATCTTCATTAAGAGCTGCTTTTCTGCATCAGCAAGTAGGTTTTCTTCAATAAGAGCTCTTTTTTGTTCTAACATCTCATTATAAGATGAATCATCTATAGCTCTAAACTGTACTTTTGAGAATCTCTTAGAGAATTCTCCACATAAAACATTTATAACATTTGGTATGATAGGATAAAACTTTAGTTCAAGAGCAGATGAATCCTCCTTAGTAAGAACATCAACAAGTTCTTTGTAATCATTATCTTCTTCAACTATATAATCTGTTTTATCAATTATTCCTTTAGCTAGTTTATAGTTCTTTAAAAGTTTTCTAGCATTTACTCTTAAAAACTCTAATCCTTGTATTTCATGCCAATCTAAATTCCAAGCAAACCAATCATCATCTTTTTTCTTAGCTGGTAAAAACTGAATAGGTTGAGTAAGACTACTGGTAGTTGGATAACCATCAACATCTGCTTTGGCCCCAGCCTTTAATTGCATTGCATTTAAAATCTTCATAGTATTTACTTATAATTTAACTCCATTTCCAAATGAATAATCTTCTAATTTATCAATGTATTCATAAACAATAATTTTTATTGACTCATCAGTACAAGTGCTAGTATAATGATCTTCCATCATTTAAAGTTTTTAAAAGGAGATTTTTTAATCTTTTTATTACCCATGGATTTACCACGTCCTCCTAAATTTCTAAAAGGGTTGTATTTTAATTTATACAAATTCTCGGACTTTTCCAAGTTATTCTTATCATCTTTTTCTGTTCTTTTTGCATAACCTCTATTTGATTGTTGTACTTTTGCAAAAGCAATCAAAGCTGAAAATGCAACTAACCTGTCTACGTTTAAACCTGGAAAGTATGCTAACATTTCTTTTAATAACATTATATCTGGAATTCTTTCTACACCAAGTGTAATGTTTAACACTTCTCCGTTTTCATCTGTTTCTTCATCTATTTGTTCTCTAATGAATTCTATAGCATATGAGATAAGATGACTCTTAAACAAAGTACCTGTGTTTTTCCAACCATATTCTTGATATACACTTGCATTAGATCCAAGATCTTTTAGAAATAATATTTGTTGTTTAGGTACAAGATATTTCTGTTTCCTTTTTGCAATCATATGCTGAATAAAAAGAGAAATATTATTTTCTATAATTGTCCAGGCTTTATACCATTCAATGATTAACTCAAGTTGCTCATGGGTTTTATTAATATCATCATGTCTTCCACACCAAGCAGCTACTATTTTATCTTTTTCAATAAAGTGTTCTACTCCATTGCCGGTCTCTCTAGTCACTTCTACAGGATTTTTATACACAAAAATACTACATAATGAATCTGAGGTAGTTGTTTTACCTTCAGAAACAGGGTCAATTGATGCATAATATGTTCCAAATGCTGGATCATCAACAGGTCTTTCCCATACTACTAATGAACCTGTTTTATCTATTTGTTTTTTATTTATTGGAAATTCTGTTATTGGTAACTTTGTAGTTGTAGTTGCTACTATACCTTTCTCATCATGTTCTAATGCTATGAACTCATATGGGTATGTTTTTTCTTCTACCCTTCTTATTTGATGTGAAAGAACAGCTGAAGGAAAGATAGAAGCTTTTCTAAATGCAAATGCTTCTGCTATATTTGTAGGTTTTTGAGATATTCTAAGTTGATATTGTTCAGCTGAAAGATCCTCTTTCCATTGAATCCTTTCTTTTTTTATTGCTTCTAATGATTCTTTAATTAGAGAATTACCAAAAGCATCAATGTGAGGAAGCATTGACCATTGCTCAGGAATAAATAAACCTGCCATTCCTATAGTTCCTTTGTCATCTAATAGATCTGTCTCAACTGCATATATATCATTTCCTTTAGGATTCAATATCATATCTTTTAATGGTTCACACTGATCAAGATCACCAACAGAACCAGCTGCTATAAACATTCCAGTAGTCGTCATCCCTGAATTCATTGCAGGTCTAAGATACTCAAATGTTGTACTCATTTTGGGTGCTATCCCAGCTTCTTCATGGAAGAAATATGTACATGGACCACCAACACCAGTAGTAGCATTCTTTTCAAAAGATGCTCCCTGAATCTTTGATTTTAAACCTCTTGATGTTTTTCTATTCCCAACTTTTACTTCAATCTGTTGTTGCCAAAGTAATACTTTCTCTGGATTAGATGGTCTATACCAGGCGGTATGCTCATTAAGAAATGATTTATATTCTTCTAAGAATTTCCAAGAACCCTTATCATTAATATAGTCTTTCAAAGAAGCACCTATCTTACATATAGAACCCTCCTCAAACCAATATTGATTGAGTAGTTTAGCCATATGAAAGTAGGAGGAAGCTATTTGTCTTTTCTTTAGGATGGCAGAGTGTCTTTCATGTACTTCAGCCAATGCTTCATAAAGAGCCATGTGATACTGAGCATCTCTAACCTTAGCAAATCCATATTTCTTTTCTTCCTTATCAAATATTGGAAGAAAGTTTAACCACATATAATACTCCCTAGTGAGGTACCATACCTTCTTTTTGCTATGAAATATTACCCCATTCCTACACTTATCTTTCTCATGATCCCAATACGTTGTATAGTCTTTGGATCTAAATGGTTTATTACAATAGTAGTTGTTCTCATTAAAGAAGGTTGCCTGTTCATTAAATAAATAAGAACTTTTATCAAATTCATATTGACCAGGTTCCCTGAATAACCCTAATAGAAACTTCTTATAATCATCTGCAGTATCAAAAGTAGTAGTTGTCCATTTCTGATTCTTATATGTAGGAATCTCAATGAACATCAACAAGTCTTGCTAAAATATCTCCTTGAGCAATAAGCAAGTGTTCTTCTCCATTATGTTGTATTTCAAGAGGTGTTATATAATCAGCATATTGTATAACGTCTCCTGCTTTAACACATTCAACTTCATCTCCTACAGCAATTACAAGACCTTTACACTCTTCTGTACGTTGTGCATCAGGTATATAAATTCCTGTATCTCCATAAGTTTTCTGAGCTTCTTCTTGTTTTATTAAAACTCTTTTTCCAATAGGTATTATTTCCATCATTTTTGTTTTACATTTGATCATAAGCTAAACCTTGTCCACCACGGACAGTGTTTTCTTGTTCTTTTTTCATATCAGTAAAGGCCCCTTTATAAGATGCTCTTATTGCATCAAATTTTGCAGCTACATTGGTCACTGAAGTAATATTACCATCTCTTCCATGTTCAATAGTAGTATCTTCCATGTATTTTGCTAATTTATCAAGAACAGCTTTAATACCAATATAAGCTCTATATGTTGGGGTTTCATATAATTTCTTACATTTTTCTAATCCATTTATAATTAATTCATTATCTAATGATATATCTAAATCAATTTCTTCTACAATTATATCTTCTTTTTCATGTTCAGGAACATTAAAGAAAGGATTCATTTCTGGATTAGGACAACTCATATAAAACAAATACTGAAGAATTGCCATATGTTCTTTTTCTTTAGGATACGCTTTAATTATGTCCTTTAGAAAATTTAAAGTATAGCAATGTTCAGAAAGAATTACTTTTCCTTTATCTATATCAAATATTCTTACTAGCATTATTTTTTAATTGGATTATTTTTAAGCCACATTATAATACTTCTCACTTCATCTTTTAAATAAGGTAATTCATACATTTTAACATCTTCAATTACAGGTTCTCCATTTACAAGTTTACTAATTGGATAATCATTCTCATTTACCCCAGCTAACTCAAACTTAACATGTTGAATGGTAAGACTTCCTATTTTAAGTTTAGGATTGTGTTTCTTTATAATATACGCATATAAACTCAATTGTAAACTATAATGATTTAAATTACAATCATCTAAGTGACCTACAGGCTTAAACATCTTTGATGTAATCCCCTCCCAATTTTTAAAACCTTTATCCTTTATCTCTTTATTTGTTTTATAATCTGTGATATGTATTTTATTTTTTACTATTTCAACAATATCAGCCTGTCCACACAAACCTGCTGACTTAAGATATACAAGATGTTCTGGATATACACCATCTTCTAACTTTTGATCTGGAGCAATTTTTATTCCTTTAGTATCTTCTATGGGTTTGATAATAGGAATTTCTACACCATGTCTTTCAATTGTTTTAAATTCAAGTATATCTTTTTCTCTTTGAGCATGATACCAATTACCTAGACCCATTGCTCTTTCTGATTCTCCATTCCATGCAGCTAATATATCTTTTTCAGACATCTTATACCACTTAGATCTTTTATTCTTTGAAGATTTCTTAGCTTGAGATTTAGCATTAAATTTTGGTTTGAACATACTTATGAATGCTGTAACACTAAGCCATTTGATACCATCATTATCTAGGTTAGAATCTAAACTTTCATATACATGTCCTTCTTCTTTAAATATTACAGCCATCTTTATTTTTATAATATTTTTCTCTTATTAACTTTCCAAGTGTTGCATCATTAGGAGTTTCCAATATTTCTTCTTCAGTTATTTTAACTATTTTTTTCATCAGAATCAACCATACTATTTATTATTTTTTCTTCAATTTCTTCTGACATTAAAGACCCCCATTTTTTAACTGGACATTCAGTAGATAATGATCTTATCTTTACTCCTAGACTACATCCACATTCTTTACAACAAGGTTGTGTTTTAGGAACTGCACAAAAAATCCCACGGTTATCTAGATGCTTACACGTTTTACAAGCTTTCCATCTTAGTTCAGCTACAGCTTCAATATGATCATCTTTAAAGATATTATTTTTTATCCCTTCATAAATTTGATCAATATTTGCAAATGCTTTTAATAAATGAGCAAATTTCATTTCTTATTTTTTTTCCAATCTTTTTTTTCTTCAACATGTTGGTTAACTGTTTTTAATAGTCCTTCCAATTTGTGTAACTTTTCTTTAACAGGTACATGTTTCTCATATCCTGTATAAGTCATTTTTTCTAGATTTCCCAAAATATCTCTATTCCTTTTAATGACCTTTTCCAACTTCACTTTTCTTATAGAGAAGGTGCCCAAATTCTCTAAATAGACTTTTGGGTATGTTAGATCTGAAAGACTTTTTCTTACTTGTGTATAATAAAAATCAATAAACCTTTCAACTAAAGCTGGATGTACACCTACTTCTTCAGCAATATTTTCTATAAATATTTTATGCTTCTTGGGATTCAATTCCTAGAAATTTATAATCTAAGAATATTGTTCCTTCAGTTTGGATATCCATTGAATCACTGATACTAATACTCTTTCTATTATTTCCTACTTTTTTTAGTAGTTTCTTTTTTTCTGCTTTAGTGATTGCATTTCTAGCTGATTGAGAACTTTTAAATATACC